TTAAAGTTCCTAAATCTGAATTAAAGGAACGTTTTAAAGCATTTCCAACTTCTGTTGCAGTCTGCTTAATTTGTGATAACTGTCTATTTGCAGTGTTTAAATCCATTCCTTTATTCAAATTCATTAAATCACTTGTCGTTAATTTTTGAATTGTTTGTAGGGAAGATTGGATTTCACTTAAACCTGTTTTATCAACAGTATAACCAACATTAAATTTAATTTGGTTAGCCATATATCCTTTTACCTCCTCTGAGAACATAAAAATAAAATGCCTTTACTATCATTTTATGATAATAAAGGCATCACTTTTAATCTAAATTGACCTATTTGTTCGCGTCTACACCTGCGATAGCCCTACCACCATTCGCGGCAGTTGCAAAATCAATAACCGCTTGATATTGAGAAGGGTCAAAATTATTTACAATTTCTGCGGCTGCGGCTGCATTTTTAGGAAGGTCATTAATTACACTTTGAAGCACAGCTCCCGCAGTATTTCTATAATTCATAATATCTTCTTCAATAGTAACCATATATTCAAATAAATCATTATATTCATTATCATCAATAACTTCTAATAATTTATCAATAAAACCATTACTCTTTAAAGTATCATAAATTTTCATTTCATTTTCTTTTTGCTTATCTGTAAAAGATAAATTAGTATACATATAAACTAAATGTAAATGGAAAAACATATCTAATTTAAGTTGATTATAAATTCCATTTTCTTCTGCCTTTTGTAAAGTAATCATCACAAGGTCATATTTATCAGTAATACTAAGATATTTTTTTACTTCTATTGTATTTCCATTAAAATCAAAAGTATTTATTTCATCATTAACTTTTAATTTTAAATTCGCATAACTTATTTTATTATTACTCATATCCTTTTATCTCCTTATTTATCTATTTTAATCCAATGCAATTTTTCACCTGTAATAGGATGTTTACCTGCACTTTTTTGTTTTCCTAAAAAATATCCAGCTATTGAACTTCCATTTTTTAATCCACACCAGTTTGCAGCATCTTGATAACAAATAAAAATGTCTCCAGTTTCAATACATTGAACTGGTTGTCCATTTCTTTCTTTTATTCCTTTAATATATTGCTCTGAAGAATGAGATTCGCATAATTTTTTTCTATGGCTTTCACTAAAATTTTTATTTTTCTTGCTTTGAGAAATATGTTGCTTATGTTCTTCAGATAAATGTTTACCTTTAGACCAACTCTCTTTTCCTTTATTTGCTTTAGAAATTTTTATTTTAGTTTCCTCAGAAATTTTATGTCCTTTTAATTTTCTTTTTATATTTTCTTTAACATTATTATTTACTAAATATTTTTCTTTTCCGCCTTCTCTTAGATTATAACCATATTTATTATTTGTTGAATTATATTGTTTAATATATTTAATTTCTAATTGATTAGCTTCTTCTTGAGATAAATTACTTTTCAATATAATATGTTCAAAATTATCCCAACCATATTTTTTAATTGCTGCATAAAAATAAGATTGTCTTTTATATCCTTCTCCATTATTCCATCTATATTCTGGCTTTTGACAAGTTTGACCAATATATACTTTATTATTAATTTTATTTCTATGTAAATAAATACAATAATTACTCATTATTTACCTCTCTTTAATCTCATTTCTATATTAATTATACTACAAAATTTTTCTTTTGTCAAGTTTAATTAATAGTTAAATTAAGTGACTTAACTGCTTTAATCAGTTCTTCTTCTGCTAAATCTCTAGCTTCATTTTCTGCGGCATCCGCAGTAGCAGATAAATCTTTATCTTTAATAAACATTTGAGTTAAAGCAGATTGAAAACTTCCACTATCCATTCCCGCAATATATTGTTTAAACACATTTCTCACTTCTGTTAAAGTTGTTCTAACTAAACTGGTTGTAACAATAGAAGGAGCACTAGAAAAATATTTAATCTGGTCAGATAAATAGTCACCACCTTTTACAGATGATGCTGTATTACTTCTAATTGCTGAGAAAGTATCTTCAATTTCTTTTTCTGTTGGTTGAATTGCTGGCGGAATCCAGTTATGATTATGATTTCTACCTACTAAAACTCTATAAACCTCATATGCATTACCTTTATTTTTATACGCACTGTCAGATTTTCTTGCTTTAACAAATTCATTAACTGTAGACCAAATTGTACTACTACCATCATTAGCATTATCTAAAATAGTTTCTATTCTATTCATAGACTGTCTTAATTCACCTTTATTATACATTCTCAATTTAAACATATTATTAAGTTTACTTCTTGTATTATATTCTACTCTTGTAAATTTTAATAATTCTTCTATTCCAATTCTAGTTTCAAATAATTGTCCTCTATAACTTGTACCAATTTGATAAGTAATCTCTTCTTTTGTTAATAGTGAACGAATACCATCCATTAAAACATAGCCTGTTTTTAATAATGTATCAATTTCAGCATCACTATATTTAATTTTTTTATAAGTAGAATAAGATATAGTTAAATCACTAACATTTTCAACATTTGCATATTGCATTTCTGCTTGTCTAACTGCAACTTCTACTTGCTGATAAAAAGTTTCTAATTTTAAAAGATAACTATCTAACTGAATAACAAATGTATTTAATAAAGATTTTGTTTCTGCGGGAGTAGCTGCCGCCATAGCTTTCGCTAAAGTTTCTTTTATTACTTTTGCATTATCAATATATTCTGCCATATATCATCACCATTTTCTTTATAAAATAAAAAAAATGGGAGAGCGTTTCCGCCCTCCCATCCTAATCATTCTTAACCTTCAGCTTTAGTATGATACATTACGCTTTCACCAGCTGTTACGGCACCTTCAGCAGCGTCATTAACAATCTGCATTACACATAATACTTTCTTTGTTTTATCAAAGTGTGTATATCCTGGGAATGCATCCATAGTGAATGTAAATGTACTTGGGTCACCTGTAGAAGCCATTGCAAATGTAAAATTAGACTGAATCTTAACATTAGGTAATGTAAGAATAGCAGGTAAATCTACACCATCTTGCTGACGTCTAAATAATGTATCAGCTTCAACATAGTAATAACCAGCGAAGTGTTCAGCATCAATCTGGAACTCATCTACTGTAGCAACATCTTTATCAACATAGTAATCTACAAATACTGTCTTACCAGCAACTGCGCTATCTCCTGTTACAGGAATTTTCTTATTAGCTACAGTACCTACTGTTAAAGCGTCACCAGTAATAGAACCGTCTTCTTCAGCTACCATAACAAAAATTGGAGCTGTTGCACAAATTTCTTCTGTATTTGATAAAGCATTAGTTAAGTCAATTTCAAAAGCACCTGCTCCATCTGAACTTACAGTTGTCTGAGTTGTAGTATGAACTTGAACTTTTTCTACTTTACCTGCGTTACTAAATAATCCTGCACCTGAAAGAATAGCAAAACCAATAGGAGAAAGTAATGCGTCTTCAACTGTGAAAGTTAAAGTTTTTTCACCTTCCCAAGCGATTAATCTAGTGTTACCACGTCCACCAGTTGCATATACAGTTGTACTTGCTCCTTCAAGAGTAGAAGTTTTTGCAGTATCAATATAAAGAACTGGCTGACCCTTTTTGAAAAGAGTTCTTCCAACATATCTATCAGATGTTGCTTTAAATGTAATATTCGCACACTCACGTACACCAAATTTCATACGTCTATATCCTCCTTAAAATTTTCAATTTAAGATTTATGGATGAATTTCTTTCATCCAGTTATCTACTTCATCAATATCTTTAGCACCTGCTAATTTTGCTTCAAAATAAACATCATAAGATTGTTTTAATTCAAAGCGTTCAAACTCGTCAAATAATTGATAAACAGTTAATCGTAGCAAATCATTCATATCTTTTTTTTCCCCAACAGTCAAAATCGAAATATATCTACTTAATACAGATATTTTTTTTGACTCATTTTTCGCGGCAGCCGCTTTTTCACGTCCTTTCCGCAACTTTTCAGCTAATGCTCTAGCTCTTTCGCCTTGAGGGTTATAATTTTGTTTATCATCTTTATTTCGTTTAAGACAAAATATAGAAACTAAAATTTCTTTAAAATGTTCAAAATTATTTTTATCAATGAAATGCATTTCCTTTTCTAATCCTTCTTCTTCCTCTTTTACAAAAGCAATTTGCTCTTTTAAAACAGAAATCTGATAAGAAGGAAACATTAATGTTAAAACTAACATAGCACTTATTCTATTGTTTTGAATTGCTACTGTTTTTTTATCTTTCATTATCGACATAAATACTTCAAAATTACTTTTATCTTCTAAATGACTTTTGTCCTCTGGACTTAAAACATCTTTAGAAAAATTTAATAACTCACATCCTGTGAAAAAAGCTTCTTCTCCAATATATGCGATTTCTTTAATTGTAGGCTGATGAATACTTAACTGAGCTTCCTTAAAAGGAACATCATTTCCTGATAAGAGAAGTAAATCTCCAATCATTATTCAACTCCAGGAATCTGGTCATCACTACCATGAATTGCTCTATATGATAAACTATATCCAGATAAGTTTTCATCTAAGATTAATTGATTACATCCTAAAAAATTCAAAGTTCCAATACCTGATAATCTTGATTCATTTAAAATGCCATCAATATAACCTACAATCTTTACAGGTCTTAATCTATAATTGCCAATATCCCAAAAATCAGTATGACAAATTATATCAAAAGAAACAGTGCAATCTCTAAATTGTGGATTGTTTTTATTTGGAGTAAAATTATCAAAAGAAACAATCATATAAGCTTTAATTTCCTCATGTTCGGGAAATTTAATTTTAGGTTCTAATTTAATATAACCCTCTTCACGCAATTTAGCTACTGACATTGATTGAATTTTTTCTATATAAGTTGGATTAGTTGTATCATCTAAGCAATCTTTAGTATTAATTACTAATAATCTTTTTAATTCATCACTATATGGTCTACTTTCAACAAATAATTTTTTTAATATTGTTTCAGTATCTTTTTCACAAGATAAAAAAGATGAAGTCAATGGGGTTGTTCTTCTCAAATCTCTTTTCATCTTTTATCTCCTTTTATCTCTTATAATGATTTAATTACAATAGGTACAGTTAATATATCTATACCATCTTTTTGATAAATTAAATCAAAATTTCCACTTTTTCCAGTAGTAATTTCTACTGTCGCGGTAAGCTCTGTAGCTTCTAATATTTTTGCTTTTTTGCTATTAACGATTAACCATTTTCCACCAGACTCATTATAAAGAGTATATCTAACTATATCATAAGGACTAACCTCAAGAGGTCCATCTATATATGGAACACCTTCTTCTATAATTGGAGGTTCTATAGGCTTTTCTTCTGTTTTAGCATCTTCCATTTCATTATTAAACCATTCATTTAAACAAACTTTAATAATTCCATTTGCATAATATTGATTAACAACAGCAACTTCCCACATATTCCCATCTATTTTAACTTTAGTAAATCTATGAAAGTAATCTAATGTTTCTTCTGTTTTACTTATATACATTACTAAAGAGTAATTTATATCATTCCATGTAATACCTTTTTTCTGATTCCATTGAATTATTGTTTCTGCGGGACCGCGCACATAGGCTCGGTATAAAGATTCTCCAATCTGTACATCCGCATTACATTGACGGATATCTGCCCTAAAGTAGGCATTCTCTTCTAGATATTGTAAATAAACAATCCAATCTGTATCAGGAGTTTCGTTCTTACCTTTCCAGGTAAAAATATCTCCAGGTTTTAAGCCAACTTCTTCTTCTCCTTGAGAAGTTTTTCCTATCATTGGTTTATTTAAACATATATCTTTATATGGAATTGAAATAATTTTATCGTGATAATCTTCACTTAATTTATCTTTATTGATTAAGCATCTAAATTCTCTTCCATCTGCAAGAATCGCGGTTTCTGCTTGATAAGAATATAATAAAGCCTTTTTTAAAGTTTTTAACTTATCTTTTATAAATCGGTCCTCTGCATTTCCGCCATGATACTGTAATCTTTTATTTAAGTTTTCTATTCCTGCCATGATTTTTTCAAAGAACTTATCAAACTTAAACATTCAAAGATAGTTCTTCTAAATAAAAGAAAATCATCTTCTTCAGTAAGAGTAAAAAGTCCTTCCAATTTACAAATTAAAGGAAAAAGAATATTATGCTGACCGATAAGCAATCTATCCATTCCCGCCAATTCTTCGATAATAGTCTCTAAAGGTTTTTCCCAATCTACATTTTCTTCTCTATTAGGAAGTAATTTGTAAATTTGATTAGTAATTCTTTTAATGCTATTTTCAATGGCATGATTATCTATTTCCGCATTATATTTAAGTATCATTATAGTCCTCCTCTTCTTGAAGAACTAAACTCACCCCAACTTAATGCGGTTTCAACATAATCTTGTAATTCTTCAGTATCCTCTTCTATTTGGTCTACTTGTTCTATTACATCTTCTAAAAGTTCAGTAGGTGTTTTTAAACTAGTTTCCGCATTAAAAGAGTATCCAATAGGTTCCATGATAGTTCCCATAGTAGAACGCATAATTCCACTTTTATCAGCTTTTCTTCTTTTATATAATCGCTGTAAATGAAACCCTTCTCTTTCATAGTCTTTCTTTAAAGCTAATAACTTCTGCATATGGTTAGCTTGTGAAGTAAATTTAAAGTCAGAACCACTATACTTCATTCTAGTATTTTCTACACTAGCTAACTGTTGTCCAAGCCATTCAACTATCATATATGTAGATAATACATTTATTTCCTCTTGGCTTAATTTATTAACAAAATAACCACTACTATATATAATAGCCCTTACTTCAACATTATCACTTTCTACTCCATTGTAAGTATCTTCATCTTCTATAAAAGTAGTTTCATAATCATTAATATCTACTCTTGGAAACTCAAATTTAGGAATTGCGGAAATTAGCAACTCTTCTAATAGATGAAAAGTATCTAATTCCGTTAATTCCATATACATATCATCAGTTATTTTTGATAAAAAACTATCATAAATTTTTGAGAAAGGTGTAACTTGAATATTACTCATATTCCACCTCCTGCAATTTATTTTGAAACAGTAGTAACTTTATATTTAGGAGGAGCAACTCTTCTTCCTGTTTCTTCTGCGGCTACTGCAGGAGTAGAAACTCTACGTGTTGCAGTTTCAGTTTTATTAGAACCATCTTCATCCCCGCTATCAAATTTAGTATTTCTAATTTCAATAGCTCTTGTTACATTAAATTCTAATTTTTCTAAAATAGCTTCACGTTTAGCCATATCATTTAATGGTAAAGTTACTGCCATATTTTTAATTATTTCTAAGATTCCATCTGGGGCAAAATCTAAACAATCAAGAAATTCATCTAAAGTGCCAGTTGTCATAAGTCTTTTAATATCATCTTCAGTATAAAAGTATTCAGGTTCAACTTTTAAACCTAAAGCTTCAAGTGCCTCTTGATTTTTAATTACCAAATAATCAGTAATCATTTTCATTCCGCCAGGAATAAAAGATAATCTCTCCAACTCTCCAAAAGTAATCTCTTTTGTTTCTCTTGCTGTAAATTGTCTTTCAATACCTAATTCTGGAATTTGGTAACCCACACGACCAAAATCTCTATTCATAACTTTAATTGTCATATTTTTATCCATAATATATAAACTCCTTTTATCTCCATTTTATATATAAAAAAATTGGGGAGAATAATAATCAACTCCAATATAAAATTAACCATTATTCTCCCCTAAAAATTATTTATTCTCTAAAGAAAGACTTGTGTTTTCGTATACACAGATACCTGGATTTACTAAATAAGTAGCAACACCAAGTTTTTGGTATGTCTGAATTTCAGTTGACCAATCTCTGTTCTCGAAAGACTTAACTTGAGCCTGTCCTTCAAATGCAACTTTTACAGGTTTTTCAGCACCAGTAGGGATGATATATGCGATAGAAGGGTCAATAACCTTCTTAGCATTTGTTTCATCTTCAAAAGACTGAGGAAGGATAATTACATTATGTCCTTTATAAGAAGTAAAGTAACCATTGTTCCAAATCTGTTCTTTCATAGTGTTAGAAGCCCATTCACTAGAAGGAATCATAGTAGATGCAAATTCAAAAGTACAATAAATAGTAGATTTACCATAAGCATCAGCTGTCTGAATTAATCTATCCATTTCATGTTCGTTGAATGCAGTCTGTTTTGTCTTATTTACTTCTTTAATATCTTTTACAGCAGCCTTTAAAGATTTAGCAATCTCACGATAAACAGCTTCATCTAAACCTTCAAGAACCAAACTATAATAATCATTAAGAGTAAAACGACCATCTAACATCTCTTCCCATTCAACTCTAGCAGCTCCACCGTATGCGCTAGTTGGTACTTCTAATGAGTAACCATCTAATTTGAATGTTTCGTATCTACCAGCTAAACCAACTTTTGTTACGAACTGTTTAGCACGTTTCTTAGATGCTTCACTAATATTTACTTTAAATACTGGTTTTGTACCTTGAGCATAAGTTTTAACGTCAGCAAACTGACCATAACTTTGCATAACTTTAACAGGTAATACCTCTGTTAAACCAACTTCAAGTAAAGTATAAATTAAATTCTGATTTTCGCGGAATGCCTGAGGTGTAGCACCTAATTCATTTAATTCATTAATAAATGTTTTATTTAATGCTTCCGCAGAAAGCTTCTGGTCTCCGAAAGAATAAGTTGCAGAAGGATTTAAAGAAGCTTTAGCATTGGCTCTAGCCAATTCGATTAAACTATTTCTATCTAATGCCATTTCTATTTCCTCCTATTATTTAATTCTCATAAGCTTAACGCCTGGTTGACCGTCAGCCATTGTATAAACTTTTGCAACTTGGAATGTAGGAACGCCTTCATTTTCAGCTTTCTCTAACCATCCGTCTGCACCAACAGATACAATATCACCTTCAACAAGGTCAATACCTGCAACTTCCGCAACGTCAGAAGCAGCTGCTCCACCAAAAGCGTTAGTTGTATAAATGTCACCTAATACAGTAGAAATTAATCTAGGAACAATTTCTCCATCTGTATAGTTACCTGCAATCATAGCGAAATCTTTGTGATGTTGTTTTCTTTCATCATAAAGTTTTTCTTCATTATAAATAAGCATCCACTCGCCAGCTCCAGTAAGATTTACCTTACCTGTGGCATAGTCATATTTAGCAAATCTACCATTTTCAATAACAGTACCCATAGTTGCTGTATCAACTGGCAACTGAGCTAAAATCTGTCCTGTTACAATACCTGAAAGATGGTTAGGTTCTACTTGAGCGAAACCTTTTCTACTAATTGTAGCCATATTTCTATATCCTCCTGTATATTGTTAAAATTTTAAATTTTCTTCAACTTCGCGAACTGCCTTAATCCAATCTGGAACGCCAGCCGCATTATCAGCCAAACTATAAGTAAGAACTTCTGCATTCTCACTAGAAGTTTCAGTCTGAGATTGCTCTGCAGCCAATTTCTTCTTTGTATAAATAATTGAAAGTTTTGCTTCAATATCATCTAATGAATAATTAGATTTATTAGCAATAACATCTTTTTTATCTTCATCACTTAACATACAGAAACGACCAATTAAAGCATCTTTTTCTTTATCTTCAATGTCAGCTTTGAAAGCTTTTAAAGCCTGATAATCTTTTTCCATAGCAGTATATTTTGCATTTAATTCATTATACTGTTGCTCAAGAAGTTCATATTTTTTCTTATCTTCTTTGTCATCTTCTTCTTTCTTTTCATCAGAATTAGATTCTTCATTAGATTTTTTATCAGCGTCTTTATCTTCTTCCTTATTTTCTTTAGCAAATTCAGTCGCGGCTTCCGCACCTTCAGTATTTTCAACTGGAGTCACAGGAGCTTCTCCTTCATTACTATTTTCAGAAGTTTCTCCCTCTGTACCATTTTGATTTTCTGCCGTATTCTCTAAATTAACTTTGTCCTCAACGGCAGAATTTTCTTCAGCTACAGGAGTAACATCTTTATTTTCCATGTTCTGTCCTCCTTCTAACGCAAAACGCAAATCTTGCATCATAGTATATAAAGTCTTTTTAAAGTCATCATCTACTTTGGTAAAAGATAGACTAACCTCTGGCGCTTTAACTGAAGAACCTTCAAAACAAGGTTCAACATCTTCACCTAAAACACACAACTTTGAAAAAATTGCGTCATTTATTATGAAAAAATCCATATGAGTTTTATAATTTTCTGCCCACTGTCCTTGTACGCTATCTTTATCTAATTCCATTGAATGAGGTTTACCTTCACCCTCAACAATAGACTGACACTCTTCAAACTGACCTGTCCAAAGATATCCAGTAGTCATTAAATATTCTCTTACTATACTATTTCCAAACCCATCTTCATCTTCAAATTTTTGAAACCAAACTTTAGCATCTGGAGCAACAAATCCATAAGGAACCGTCATACATTCAAAATGAACCCCTTCATCATCAAATATAATTCTTTCTCCATGGTCTGCAAAATCTTGTTTCTCTTCTTTATAGTAACCAACAATAGGAGCTCCTCTAAGAGTTTTTGCCATTTCAGTTGCAACCTCTTTTGAGATAAATGTATGGTTACGATTTTCTCCAAGATATAATACTTTAATTTCACAACTGGACATTAAAGGATTAATGTCCAAAGGCTGTAAATTAATAAATTCCGGAGAATCAATAGTAGCAATAGACTGATGCATTTGTTTCTCCTTTCAAACTAATTCATAGATTCTCTATTAGCTATAGTTTTATCAGATTTCTCAGAGTCTTCTTTTTCAGTTCTGCCCACTTTTTTTTCTTCTCCATTAGATTCTTTATTTTTACTTAAAATATCTGAGTTCATTGTACTAGACATTAAAGGTGGAATAAAGACATTTACTAAATCAAGAATATCATTTTCAAAATAAGCATTTGCTAAAATTGAACTTTGAGATTGACCAAGAGCAATTTGCGGAAGCATTTTTGAATAGCCCATTTGCGTTTGCTCTTTATATAACTTAGCCATATCTTTATAATTATAAATTGTTGTTGTTAATATCTGCACTCTATAATAAATCTTCTTAGGAGATTTATTAAAAGGAGCTAATAAATCATTTAAAAATGATTCAAATTGAACAATAAGATTATACATTGCGGCTTCATCATTCATAATTGATTTTTCAAGAGCAATGTTACCATCTGTATTAAATAAATTTTGTGCAGTACCAGATTCATTATACACAGTACGTTCAACTTTAGTTAATTCATCAACTGTAGTTGTTGTATTTTTATCTGCCATATCCGCAACATCAACTTCTGCAAATGTTGTTAATACATCTACACCAATTGCTTTACCTAACATTTTAACTGCATTATTATGTAAAGCTTGAGCTTCATCTATGTCAAAAACTAAATCACCATTTTTATCCAATGGCATCTTTTGAATAATAATCTTCAAAAGTTTTTGAGCCATTTTTTTTCTGTCCAAATCTTGCGCGGCATCCAGGTCAATAATAGCCGGAATTACAGAAATAAAAGCTGGATAGTCTTCTCCATTAAGATTAAATTTAATAACACTATTAGTGTCTAATAGATACCATCCTGATGTATCACCTGGAAAGTCTGGGGCTAAACGACCTTCTTTATAAGCAATATATCCTTTTTTAAATTCTGCGGGAAATAAATTTAACATTTTCATCTTTTGAATAGAGTCCTTAAACATATCATCAAAATATCTCATATTAAATTCTACCGCAGGACGTTGCCCATTTACCATAAATCTTGAACGACAATATTCTATTGGCAACTCTTGTACAACCATTCTATTATTTTGTGGTATTAAATAACCATAATAACAACCATTGCGTAAAACCTTTAATGCGACTTCCCCAAAATAACGTTTTACTTCAAAATTATCTAAATAAAGTAAAGCTTTATTAAAGCCATCTAAGATTTTTTCATCTTTAATATTATCATTATTTACATATGGGGTAATCATCCAATCATATCTGTATAAATACGCCATATAACGACATAAACGAGAATAAATACCGCTGGTTTTATAAAAGAAATTTGAAACCTCTTTCATGGTTTGTAAATCTCCAGTATGCATAGCTCTTAAGATAGTTTGTTTATCTGACAATCTAGGATTAATTTTTTTATAGTCACCTAAATTATAAACCGCATCTTCTAAAGATTTGATTCCCACTTTAATCTTAGAAAAGTCTACACTTGGAATACCCTCTGGTGTATATACATCTGTGGTGTCTTGAGATAAGGTCATATTAAAACCCTTTTTCTTAATTTCTTCTTTTCTATTAATCAAGATAGACACCTCACCTTTCTAATTATAGTATATCATAAAATTTCGTTATTGTCAAATTTATCTAAATAAAAAATTTTTTAATAACCTGCTGCTTTCATAATATAATCATAATCAACTCGACCTTCATCCCAATAAGGAATTGCAATAAGCGTAATATTGTGATTTCTACAATATTCACGCTTTTGCATATCATTATATTGTTGCTTTCGTAAACCTTCAATTCCGCCAAATTTACTTTTAGCTTCATAATGTTGTATTCCTTGAAATTCTATTAAAAAGTCTAATTCATCATTATCATCAAAAACAGCGAAATCAAATCTCAGAGGACGTCCATTTGAACTTACTAAACCAGGAAAACTATATTCTTCTTGAAAATTTAAGCCCGCCATATTTAAAATTTCTTCAATTTTTATCTCTCCTCTTGACGCTCTCATCTTTTTGACCTCCTTTACTACACTAATATATTTTAAAAAAAACTTTTATACTTTTATCTACTTTTGTCCGACGCTAATTCATAAACATAAAATCTGCAATATTTTTTTTCTTTTTTCGTTTATTCTTATCTTCTTCTTGTTTAACATAATATAATCCATATTCAAAAGCAGAAAATTTATCTTTAGGAATACCTTTAGAACTTTGTTTTAAAATAATATTAACACCTTCATTCTCTTCTTTTAAATTTAATAATTGCTCTCTTAAAATAGTAGTTAAAGTAAAGGGTTTTAAATATTCTGCTCGTTTTTCTGAATCCATTGCCTGTCCTACTTTAGTAGACATTAATTTTGTTTTTGCTTGCATTTCATCAATTAAAAACTTAATTTTTCCACTGCTCATTTGAGTTTGAACATAAGTATGAGCTTCTGTATTAATCGGAGCATTTGCTTTAATCAAATACATAGCATCTTCTTCTACTTCTGGACCTTTTATCTTTTTATACTGCTCTAAAGCTTCTGGATAAGTTCCGCCCGATACTCCAAAAGCAGGCAATGTATCTCCTGTTTCAGGGTCTAATTGACTTTTAGTCATAAAATCTACAAAACCCGCACCTAAACCATTCGCGTCAATTGCAACTTGACGAGCTTTATATTTATAATATAATTTCTTAATTTTAATAGCCTGTTCTTCAAAATCCTCTGCTTCATAAGTATATAAATTAACAAGAGTTTTTAATGCAGAGCCTTGAATTTGTGGTGTTACTTTTATTATACTTACCTCAGTAGTACACTTAAAACGACCTACGTCGACCCCAAGTACATAATAAGCAGATTTTGAACTTCTTCCGCTGTATTCATATTCAGGCTGTAATAATACTCTATGTTTATCAAACACTTCAGAAGAGAAAAAAGCATTTTCTGAATCTCCTGACCAAAGACTTCGATATTCTCTATCAAAAGAAGAATCATTATATGTTCCTTGTAATTTTAATTGGTCTACAAAGTCTTCATTTAAAAGTCCTTCAATAACAGGAGTTTCATATGTTCCTCCTAATACCATTACAAGGTCAGGCTCAATTACTGATTGAATTAATAATTCAATTAATTTTTTATATGCAAAACTGTCTTTCCAACCTGCAGTAGTAATATAAACTTGAGATTTATTAACTACTTCATCTGGAATACGAATTCCGCAAGGTAAAAGTCTATCTACGTTAGTGGTAGGAATAATAACTTCATTAAGAATATCTCCATCAATAAGAACACATTCCTCCATTAATCCTCCAGTTCTACGCTGACCTCTAGAACTTTGACGAGCTGCAAGAATATTAATTTTTGAACCATTTTTAAATACATATTCTACATCATCTTTTGATTTTTTAGTTACACCACGCTCACGATTTAATTCATTATTAAGTGCAGGAATCAATTTACATAACTCTTCTATCTTAGCTATTGTAATACTTGCTGCTTGTTCTTTCAGTTATATTATCCTAAAGGCTTTTTATCCTTTAGTTCTTATACTTCTTTTTCGTATAAGCTTAGCATATCTTTTCACCCTCGTTTTACGTTAGGTTTGACTATTGGTGAGATAGTCTCAAGCATTCCTATATAATGCTGTGTTGCGGACTCGTGGATGGATTATATCTTTTCACCATCTATGCGTTGCCCCTGACTATAGTTCCTATAGCCTTCGGTTCGGATTAGCATCTCAGCCTTCCCGCTTAATTCCGCAATAATCATATATTAAATTTCTCTAATATACGGCAAAAATTTTTATTTTATTTTATGATACTTACTTCCATTTTGTATAAAGTCTAAATAGCTAGCATATTTTCTTTCTAAATAAATATTTGAATCTTTATATATCCAATTTAAAAAATTT